GATAAATAGCTGGGTATCACTATACTTTTTAGATTTATCACTAAATTGAGAGAGTATGCCATTATGAGCCATAACTGTTTTATGAGTGATACAAGATGTCTCTCTTAAAAGTAGTTTTTTAGAGGTGATGACGAATGGGTGCGTATTACCGCTATCTACTCGCCCAGAGGTCGCAAGGCGGAAGTGGACAATTACCTCGTCATTATCTTGAATATCCTGCTGTATTAAGGTATTATAGAAGTCGTCAAACTTCATAAAACCTTTTTGGATATAGACGTTCTCTTGATTTTCTTTATGGATAGCAAATCCCACACCATTGGGATTATTTGTAAAGCACCTATCCAGCAAGTCTTTGTCTGGCAGGTTTATTCCTTTAGGTTTTACGCAAATTATACACATAGTCTTGCTCCTTTCAGATATTTATACAAAAAATTAGAGTTGATTTTTGTATAATCAAAAAACTCTCGCCAGATAACATCAGCGTCTCTATTCAATAAAAATCCAGCTCCTACCTCTTTTATAAAAGAGACTACACAGTCGCAAAGGCATAATGAAGCCCAGAAGCGTTTAAAATTTAATGTCCCTCTAAATATCCTTATCTCAATAGTAGAGAGGTTGTTAAAATTTAAAGCGCTGTATCTGTTGCAATATGAATGAGCGTTCAGCTTTGTCAAGATATGCACAAGGGTATGGCTTCCTCTTTTCTTGAGGTCTGTATAACTTGGCTGATTAAAGTTCGCCCATTGACGCAAATTCGCAGGTGTGCGTTGTGAAAACTTTGTCAATGGTTGCTGGCATTTATGAAAAAACATATCCAGCTTGTGTTGTTGTAAATTACTCAAAGCAGAGCGGGATATATGAACGTGTAGCCCGCAGTGGCCGCCTGTATAGCTTTTTGTCCCAGCCCTGCGCAGTTCATTTAACATCTTCCGCCATTGGCAATCTCTGTGCGCCAGTAATGTATGAGGTTCAGAGACTATTTCAAAGCCATCAATTGAGCCATCGTCTTTGAGATAAAAACTATTGTTGCTGTTATACTTTTCTAACAAGTCTACAGTGTCCTCTGTATCATCTGGCTCTACTTCTAATTCAAAGCCCAGATATAACCTCTTTGCAGGTATTAAACAAAGGGTATTATTCTTATAGGTTTTGTGCTTAAAGCGTGGTGAAGGTTTATATCCTGCGGAGTGTATGTTTTGATGTCTATCAGCTACATCGCTATAGCAATTTTCACAATATAGACTGGCATTATGCCCGAAAGCGTCATCTCTGGAGCATACCTCATTACATTGAGCGCAGTAAAAATATCTTTCAGTAAAGCAGTCGTTGCAATAGTTATTATCTTCGTTTGGTGATGAATAGCAGTCATCATTATTGAATATTTCCCCGCAGTCATCACAAGTGAAGTAATGGTCATCATAGCAGTCTGGGCAAATATAGTTCCCAGCTACATCGGTGAAACATTTAGCTCTTTCTACATAATTATCGCAGTCGTCGCATTGGGTAAAAGTTTCTCTAAAACATTTGTCGCAGTAATAAATCTTGTTGTGTTTGGTTGTGCCAGTATCCGCATTTAATTGGATATTGCACTCACTACACAATAAAGCTATTTGTTTTGTGTCCTGCATAATTTGTTCCTTTCTGGTTTATACTACTGGTTGATATTCTTTTTTTCTTATATTGTCTTATCACCCCCTTTATTATAGGTTATTATAATGTATTGTATACTATTAGTATATAGTATATTCTAACAAATGGCAAGGATAGATGTCAAGAAAAATCTTTATATAATAGAATATAATCTAATAGACAAGCTCTGGCGTTCTAAAGTTTCTAAAATCATAAGCCCTAAAATATATTTTTATAAGGTCTATTCAAGCATTAAAGCGTTAAATCTTTATACTTCTCTATATGCTATATAGCTGACGCTTTTATGAGAGTATGAGATTATTATTCTTATTATTATGAGAGTATTCTAATTATTCTATGACTATGATTATTATTATTCTAATGATGATATATATAAAAAGAATAAAAGAAGAGAGAGAAAGAGAGAGCAGAGAAAAAGAAAGGAAGAGAAAGGAACTACTACTATCTTAATAAGATAATTAGGTCATCTCTTTATATCTCATTTGACAATTCAATCTATATATGGTATGCTTCAAGCAAATGATATACAGTATCTTGGGGTATCAAGTTAACATAATCTTTTATTATAGGACATTGAGCGCCCTTGAGAAAGGTGTAGGGGGGAGGGGGTAGGCACTTTGCCATTGGGGCAGAGATACCCCTCAACTTTTTTTATAAGTTTTGACCTGGAGCTAACCAATGTTTAATCTTTCAAAAATTAAGAGAATATCTGATACAGATCAATTTCTATTACGCTTTGGGATGTGCAATAAATGCGGTGGAGAAATTAGACTTATCTGGGTTAGTTTTTTAGAAGGCCAGCAGATTACTTCGTTACAATGCGGAAATTGTAAAGCTATTTTTATGTTATGAAGAAACGGATATTCCTAACAATTATCAGGCATTTGAAAGGTATTATTTGTGCTATAGAAGATTTGATTGAAATAGAAAATTAGAGAGCTCGTTTGAAGTGTTCGCTAAGGTTCACCGGCCAGTTACCCTTGAGCTAATATAACTTCGGCTACCTCTCAAAACTGTAGATTATTCACCCTCTTTTGGAGGCTCGATAAAGCTATCTGAAAGAGGGTTTTTATTTATGAGTAACGGAAATGGTGATAGTAAAACTAATATCCAGAAGGCCCTGGAAGCCAAACGTAGATACAAGGAAGAAGAAAAAGAGCTTCTACAGGCAGCAGATACGATAGGGAAGGCTAATGACATACTTGATAGCGCCCTTATAAAAGCAGTTAAGGTCATGGTGCGCTTAATGAAAAGCCGTAATCCTAATGTGAAATATAGAGCTGCAAGGAGTATTCTTAATAAACGTATTCCTGATTTGGCTTTAAACCCGGAGAAAGGTAAGGCTGGTAATTCTACTTATATAGCCATAGTAGATAAATCAGGCCGGGTTAGGATGGCCAAAAAGGATAAAGATAAAGAAGGGGTAAGAGATGCAGTCAGAGAAGACATTGATCCTGCCTCCGATGTGGAATAAGCAGGAAGCATTTGTAGAAGATAAACACCGTTTTACAATCTGTTCCTCCGGGACAAAGACTGGTAAGACGCTTGGGAGCGCTATCTGGCTTGTGAAGAAGGCATGGATGAACCCAAAATCATTATGGTGGTGGGTGGCCCCAGTTTATAAACAGGTTGATATAGGGTTTCGTAGGTGCAGAGAGCTGATACCAGAGGAACATAGAAGAGTTAATGAGGCAGAGAAAAAGATACGTCTTGATAACGGCAGTATTATTGAAGGAAGGTCAGGAGAAAAACCTGACAACCTGTATGGTGAAGGTGTGTTTGGAGCCGTCCTTGATGAAGCTGATCGTATGCGTGAAGAAGCCTGGCAGGCCTTTAGAACTACTATTACTCAAACACAGGGCCCGGTCAAACTCATTTCAAATCCCGTAAAAAAAGGAAGCTGGTTCCATAATTTGTGGAAAGAAGGAAGGCGTAACCTGCCTGATAGTATGATTTCCTCCCATATGATGAAAACTATCGAGAATCCCTTTATAAACCCAGAAGAAGTTGATATTGCCAAAGGCCAGCTTCCAGAGGATGTCTTTCGTTCTCTATATGAAGCTGAATGGCCGGAAGGGGAAGGCCTTGTCTTTAGGAACTTTACGCATTGTATTATGCGGGATATTAACAATGTAGATAATTATTTTGCGCAGGGGCCGAAGAGTTATTACACATACATAATTGGATGCGATTTAGCAAAGACAGTAGATTTTACAGTTCTGATTGTTATGGAGCGTGAGACTCGAAGGGTAGTAGATATTTTAAGGATGCAGAATGTTAACTGGAATGAGCAGAAATCAAAAATGATGGAGATGTCCTTAAAATGGAATAATGCGCAATTGGTAATAGATGAGTCTGGTGTTGGCGTTCCTATCTGCGATGATTTAGAAGTGTTTGGATATAACATCGTAAGAGTTAAAACGCATGTAGATAAAAAAGATGTAATACAAAAACTTACAGTTGCTTTAAATCAGCGGCTTATAACCTTTCCAAAGGTTGATTGGCTTTTGGAGGAGCTTGAGGTCTACGGATATGAGCTTACACGCACCGGGAAAGTCCGATATACCGCACCGCATGGATATTCTGATGACGGTGTTATTGCTCTTGGCCTTTGCTGTGTAGGGCTTGATACATTTTTATATCAGAATATATACCATCAGAATATTTCAAATTGGGAGCAAGAGAATTATATTAAATCAATGGGAGTTTGCTATGGCGAGCAAGAATGATAAAGAAGATAAGGCATTGCTTTCAAAGTTTATATTTGCAGCAGCTGCTTCAGAACCGACAAAAGAAAAGGTCAAGGTAGGCTTTATTCCAATAAATAGAATATCCGAACAGAAGGAAAAATTTGGTTCTAACTTGAAAGAGGTTTTATACAATAAACGCAGTCCGTTTTATGAGGTTAATTCAAGGCTTTTTAAACTCGCAGATAGCCCTAAAAAAATGAATGACGCTGATAAAAAGGCATGGGGGGATTCTCAAAAGGTAGCTTCTTTGATTATGGATAAAAGAATTGACGATCCTACAAAAGGGGCTGTATTTATGCTGGCACCAAATGAAGCAGAGTCAGCTTCGAAGGCATGGCCCAGGTGGAATGAGATAGATCCTGATTTTGTAGAGGGGAGTTATCATAGATTTTATAGATTTTCAGGAGGAGAATAAAATGGCTAAAGAAAAAAAGAAGGTTCATCCAGAATCTTTAGAAAAACAAAATGAGGTGAAATTTTCATCTGAAGATATACGAAATCAATTTGTAAAAGACCTTAATGGCGAGATTGACGATGCAATAGCTGCCAGAGGAAAATGGGAAAATCGCCAGACGAGATGGTATAAAAAGCGATATGGAATAAGGCCTAAAAAAAGTTTCCCCTGGCCTGGATGTGCAAATCTTCATATTCCTCTTACTGATAAAACCATTAGAAAGATAAAGCCGAGTTATGTCAATTTAATCTGGGCATCGATGCCGTATGTATGTGATTTTGTAGGTATGGGAATGGGCCCGGAGGATGATACTGCGGCAGCAGAACTCAATGAGCCTTTTTTTGATTGGCTGTTTAAGGTTAGGATGAGAGCTTTTAAGCCGACAGTTTTACTTGTAGATAAAATGCTTGAAAAGGGTTTTAGTCTTGCAAAGATTCTCTGGGAAACTAAAACCCGAAGATATACACAGACTATTTCTTTAAAAGATATACCCCCTAAATGGCGCCAGGTTATTGAAGACCCTTTGACTACGGATGATGAACTTGCTCAATATTTAGCAGATGCTGTAGAGTTTAATCTGGATGACGAAAATGAATCAAAGCAGGTTTGGGATGCAGTCCGTAAATACCGAGAGGGCGATCAAGAGTTTCAGTTTGAAATGGAGGAGTTTGAGTATAATGCCCCGAAGCTTTTGTGTAAAGACCCAAAGGATGTTATTGTGCCAGCTGATACAACTGATTTACAGCTTGCGCGCTGGATTGCTGACAGGAGTTGGTTTACTTATAATGATTTAAAATTAGGAGCGTATGATGAAAAATATGAAGATTCGGCTGTTAAGGATTTAGGCGCAAGGCTTAATAAGACTTCAACCGGACAAAAGCCTAATGTTAAAAGAGACCTTTCTCAATATTCGACTTTAGAGTCTACAAAAGATAATAGAGAAGGGATGAGCGATTTTATAGCAAATTCTGATTTGATAGAAATTATGGAGGTCTGCTGCTACTATGATATAAATGGGGATGGAATTGATGAAAAATGTATCCTGACCTATCCAAAAGAATATCCAGAAATAATTTTAAGGTTTATTGAATATCCTTACGCTCATAATAGATGGCCGTATGTGAAAATTCCTTTTGAATATAATGACGAGCGCTATCATTCTCCGCGAGGAGCAGTAGAGATATTAGATCCAATCCAAACTGAAATTACGGTCCAACATAATAACAAACTTGATAGACAGACTTTAACAACTGCCCCGTTTTTTAAATTCGTTCCTGGAACAATCAATCCAAGCAATATCCGATTTATCCCAAATCAAGGCGTACCTGTCCCGCGAATGGATGTATTAGAAGTAGTCCAGCTTCAAGATATGAGTTATAGCTTTGAGAAAGAAGAGATGATTTTAAAGGCATGGGCAGAGGAATATATCGGGGTAATGGATTTTGGAATAGGCAATGTTGCAAAGATGAGCGAGCGCAGAACTGCTACAGAAATAGATGCCTTAAAGCAAGATAGAAATCAGGTTTTTAGTTTGGACGCGCGGATATTTCAGGATGCAATGGCAGAAGTATATTATCAAACCTGGGCATTATGGATGCAGTATGGCGAGGATGAAATACATATTAAAATAACCGGACAGCCTAAACCTCGTATGGTGAGAAAAGAAGATATAATGGGGCAGTTTAATATAGTTCCATCCGGGACGTTACAAAATACGAATCCAGTTATGGAGGCGCAGAAATCTTTAGCAGACATAACGCAGTTTGCGAATGACCCATATATAGACCAATATGAATTAAGAAAGGATTATTGGCTGCGCAGGGATGTAAAAAAGATGATGAGGGTTCTTAAACCCAGAAAGATGGCTGAAGCTGAAATTAAACAGAATCAGCAAATGCAGATTAGAATCGAATTGGCAAAAGCCGGTCGAACCAATATAGATTTGACTGAAGGGCAAAAACGGAGAGGGCAAAACGTGAATGTTCAGCAGAACTTACCGCAGTCGTTAACACAGCTCAATAGATAGGAGGAGATGTGGATATTAAAAACAGATTAGAGCGGCTGTCAGACAGCGATAGGGTTTATTTTGGAAAGGTTATAGAAGATTTTATGCAATCAGAAGCCTATGAATTGTTAAAGGTTATAACGCAAAATGAGATTACAAATTTACTGACAATATTAAGCAGCGATCAACATAATCCAAATGGTAAGTCAGATAAGTATTTAGGGCAGCTCTGCGCATATCAAAAGATTTTAAATGATATTGAAGGATTTGTTAAGGATAGGGATGCATTGCTTGAAAAACGCAGGAAAGAGCGCACATTAAAAGAAGAAGAGACTGATACAAATGAAGAGCCCCAGCCAAAATATGAAGGAGCGGGAGGGGTAGTATAAAGTCCATTATAGTCCAGAGTTTACCTTCGTAGAAGGTAGCTGGACTTGATATATCGGCAGAAAAGGTAAAGGTTATTTTACCATCTTAAAATAACCAACCAGGCTGCCTCGCCGAACAGCTTGGTTTTAAAAAGGTGAGGGATAGGAGGCATTTATGCCAGGTCCAGAGGAAAAGAAAAAACAAGCCAACGGAGCCGGTGAATCCGAAGAAGAATCCTCAACTTCTAAAAAAACCGAGAACGAGGGTCTTGGTGGTGTAGGAGAGGAAGGCGCTGACGAAGAGGGCGAAGGAAAAGAAGAGAAGAAAGAGGAAGAAGGGGAAGAAAAAGAAGAGGAAGGAGAAGGTGAGTCAGATGACACTTCTGGTGAAGGCGAAGGCGAAGAGTCTGAAGAGGTAAAGAAGCGTAATAAGACCTTTTCTGATATGCGAAGAGAAAACCGCTTATTGAAAGATAAGATTGGCACTCTTGAGGAAAAGGTTAATGCAATTACAACCTCTAAAAAAGACGATAAAAAAGAGAAGGAATGGACTGTCGCAGACATCCAGAAAATTCTCTATAAAGCCAAAAAAGGTGAGTATGGTGAAGAGTCGCTTGATTATGAAGTTTGGGCGATTGATAAGCTTACTGACCTTAAAGCCGAATCCAAAGCTAAAGAGAGTGATAAATCGCGTAGTGAGTCTGATCAGAAGAAGTCTTTAAAGCAGTCTCACAAACAGTATTGGGCAACTGCGTGTCAGAGGTTTTCTAATTTGGGTACTCCGAATAAACCTAATGAAGAAGATCCTCATTTTATACTCGCTGATAGCTTCTTTAAAAAGGATGGCTTTTTACAGCAACATCCGGCTGGTCCACTTGTAGCTGCGATTTTAGCTGACTATGAGATGAAATGGGCCAACCAAGAGCAGGCCACCAAAAAGAAAAAGGCCTTTGATAAAAAATTCAAAAAAGACGCTAAAAAAACTGGGCTTGCAGGCGCTGGCAGAGCTGGCGGCAGCGCGTTAGACGCCAGCCAACTGGCAAAGCTTGAAAAAGCTGCTATGGAAGCTGGCTCTGGAACTCCAGAAATGCATAAATACATTAAGGCTCTTAAGTAAAAATCTTTGAAGAAAGGAGGAAATAGGCGATGGCTGTATTGGTTACTTACGACGATGGCAATAGGCTCGAAGATGTAATGCGGGCTGTTGTTCAGATGTCTCCTACCGACACTCCTTTTATGTCGGGAATAGGTAAAACCAAAGCATCCAACACTTTACACGAGTGGCCGGAAGATACCCTTGCAACGCGTAGTGATAACGCGGTGATAGAAGGAACAAGTTACTCCTACGGGACAAGAACTGCTCCTTCCAGGGTAAATAACTTTACTCAAATCTTTGAGAAGACGTTTCACGTTTCTTCTACAGAGCGTTGGGTAAAAGGCGCTGGTGTTGACGATCAGAAAGCTTATCAGAAGCAGAAAGCTATGTTAGAAATTGCCAATGACATTGAACATGCGTTGTTACGCGGTTCAAAGGCATCTGGCAATGCTACTGTGGCTCGAAGGCTTGCTGGGGCGATCAATTTCGTTACCACTAATGCTACGGCTGTAGCTTCGGGGACAAAACTTACTGAATCATTTTTTAATGGTTTAGCAGAGCTTTGTTGGACGCAGGGCGGGAACCCTGACGAAGTTTACGTTGGAGCGAGGTTAAAGAGGATCATATCCTCTTATACCGCTGGAGGCACCAAAAATACAGAACTCGATGATAAGCGCCTTACGAATGCTGTTGATGTCTATGAGTCAGACTTCGGTCTTGTAAAGATTTTCAAGGCCAGGGACATGGTAACAGGTGCCGTTGCGGAATCTCTTCTTATGATTGAGAATAAGAAGTTTAAGATGGCAATTGGTGAACCTATCCGTGAAATCCCAGATGTTGCTCAAGATGGACACGGTACGAAAGGTGTAATTAGAGGCGAGTTAACTCTCGAAGCTCTTGCTGAAAGGCACAACGCGAAAGCGACAGGTCTTTCACAGACTTTCGTAGTATAGATTGGGCAGGGGAGGAGACCGGAACTTCTCCCCTGCACTTATTTTTAATTGGGGGAATAGAAATGTTAGATACAAAACCTTGCGTTACGCAGGATGATGTTATTTGGCGTATGGTAAATGAAGGCTACGCTATGGAAGAGATAAAGCGTAAACATGCCGGTAATATTAAAATTATACTTTTTTGTCTATCTGATACATCTGCTGAAGCGCATTATTTCCCTATTTTTTACAGTGATAATTTAGAGGATGTTTGTAATAGATATTCTGATTTATTTCCTATTGAACTTGAGACGTGCATTAAAGAGGTTCAAGCAATAAATCAGAATCTTTATCACGAAAATGCCATGAGCAAGGAACGCCTTAATATGGCAAAACTCAAAATTCCTTTGACGCTATATAAGATTTTAGATGCCTTTGATGAAGAATTTTGGCAATTGACATCAAAGAAAGTCAAATGGCTCCAAAAATATTTTAACAAATTTAAGGTGGGGAAATGAAAAATTGTAAAGCTTGGAAACTTTTAGAGGATCATTGGTTGATAAAGGCGTTAAAAAAACAGGGATTTGTAATTATTCATAAAAGCAAACTATCAGAGGAGACAAAAAAATGGCTAATAGAAAACAAAGTGAAAGCGGAAATTGGGGAGGGCCAGGCTGCCCAGGGGGACGTAAAATCAGAAGCAAAGGAAAAGGAAGAGGGCTTGGAAGAGGTAAAGGAAAAGGCCCAATAGGTGTTCCAATTGGAAAAAAGCAAGGCTTTACCATTTGGGGATAGAGCAGGTTAAAACGGTGGCGGGAAGGATAAAAAATGCTAAAGATTAACAATAAGGAATATGGATTAGCGCTTAATTTTATTTGTAGAGACGAAGAAGATACTCTTTTGAAAATGCTGGAATCTATCCAAGATGTAGGTTTTGATGAGGTAATCTGCGGATGGACAGGCTCTAACCCTAAAACAAAAGAGATTCTTGATAAATTTAAGGTTGCTGTTTATAAGTTTGATTGGGTGAATGATTTTTCAAAGGCTCGAAATTTTGTTAAGGATAAAACTAAATCAGAATACATAATGTGGCTTGATTCTGATGATATTCTTCAAAAAGGACATTTAATTAAGAAGGTTTGTGAGGCTGAATTTTCAAAAGATTCTATGCTTGGAGCAATATGGTTTAGGTATGATTATGATTTTGATAAAGACGGTAATTGTGTAATGCAATTTTGGAGAGAAAGAGTTGTTAGAAAAGATTGGTTTGATTGGCGGGGGGCATTACACGAGACTTTAATACAGAAGCATTTGTGCCATCATTGCCTTGAGACAGATATTTCGATAAAACATAATACAACGACTGAACGTATCCAAGACGGAGCTATGCGAAATCTCAATATTATTATAGCAAAATACAAAGAAGAAATTGGTAAGGGAGCTGTGGATCCGAGAGTCATATATGATTTAGCCCGCAGTCTTGCTGCCATAGGGCATAAAACAGAAGCAATAACAAAATATTTTGATTTTATTCGCCAGACTGGAAATGATGATGATAGATTTGAAGCTTATATTAGAATGGGCAAAATTTATCGAGATCAGCGTTTTTACGGAGAGGCCCGTAGAGCTGATTTAATGGCTCAAGGCCTTCGTCCTACATGGCCCGATTCTTATCTTGGATTGGCTCAAACTGCCTATTGTGAAGAAAAATGGGATGAAGTTATTACTTATACAGAATTAGCAAGCCTTTTAAAGCCTCCAGTAGGTATTATGCCGATAGACCCAATGGAATACGAAGCAAAGCCTCTATTATGGCTTCAACGTGCTTTATGTATGAAATCTTATGTAAAACCCGGCAATGAAGCAAAAAGCCTTATAAATAGAGCATATGAAATAGCCCAAAAGGCTTTGAGATTTTATCCTTCTAATCAATGGCTTAAAGATTGCATAGGAAGTATGGAAGAGGCACAAAAGCATCTTTTGATTGAAGAGGCAGCTTTGGCAGTTGTTGAGTGGATGAAGGAAAATAAAAAGAGTGAAAATATCCCCAAATTTATAGACCTTTTACCTGATATAGATAGGACTCATCCGTCATTGGTAAGGATTAAAAATGAATATTCAGCAAAGTCTTCTTCAAATCGTATAGTTATAATGTGCGGGCCTACAGCGGAACCCTGGTCGCCTTTAACTGCAAAGACAGGCGTAGGCGGGAGCGAAGAAGCAGTTATACACCTTGCGCAGGAACTTACGAAATTAGGCTGGATAGTTGATGTATATAATGAATGTGAAAAGGCGGGGAATTTTGACGGAGTAAATTATAATTATTGGGAGAGTTATGACAAAAAAGCTCCTTGCGCTATTTTTATTGGATGGCGCCTTAATGAATTTGTCGATGTTGCTCCAGAAAATGCTTATAAAGTTTTATGGCTGCATGATGTTCAGAAAGAAGAATGGTATGCTCCAATGCGTACAGTGAAGATAAATAAGCTTTTTGTTTTATCTAAATGGCACCGCACAACTGTTGATTGGATACCTGATAACCAAGTCCTTATCACGGCAAATGGTATAGACCCATCTCATTTTAATATAGGCCTTTCTCGTAATCCCTTAAAGTGTATATATGCCTCTTCTCCTGATCGCGGCCTTGATTGTTTATTGGATATGTGGCCGAAGATTAGAGAAAAGGTACCTGAAGCAACTTTGCATATTTTTTATGGATTTACAAGGACTTATGATAAATGCCACGAAAACGATATACGCTGGAAACAAATGAAAGAGCGTATCCTTAAAAAGCTCAATCAACCGGGAATATTTTATCGCGGGATGATAGGGCATAAGGATTTAGCGAATGAATTTTTAACATCGGGCACCTGGTTGTATCCAACTGAATTTACTGAAATAAGTTGTATTACTGCTATGAAGATACAAGCTGCGGGGGTTATCCCTGTCTGCACAAATGTTGCTGCTTTAGATGAGACTGTGCAGTATGGAATTAAGATAAATTGCAGTGATATTTATACGAATATAGAAAAACAAAAGAAATTTATTGAGGCCACTGTATATTCTCTTACAAACGGATTTAATAGAGAAGAGATGATTAAATGGGCTAAAGAAAAATTTAGCTGGCAGAATGTAGCAAAAAAATGGGATGTATTTTTTAGAGAGGCTTTGGTATGCGAAAACTCATCTTCCCAGATATAGGCGAATTAGGATGGGCTTTGTATTTAGCTGCGTATATAAAATGGCTTCAAAAATATACAGATGATGTAGTCTGTGTCATGACAACGCCTGATAGATTTTGTTTGTACGAATGTGATGTAAGACTCCTTCCATTAGATTTTATAGATAAATATAAAGATTTTCCGCAAGATTGCTTTGGGAGATATGGAATAGGTGATGCAGAGCTCAAGAGTTATTTTAAAGATAAGTTACCAGAAGGATATATTATTCCTGAATATTTTTCTTTTGGGTTAAATAGATTTTTTGATGGTAAGGCTATTTTTGAATCATATAAAGTTTCATCTAATATTTTAATATTCCCAAGAAATAGAAAACAATTTCATCATTCTTTTAGGAATTTACCCGAAAGATTTTACGTTGATTTAATAAATATCCTTTGTCGTAAATTCTCTGACAAAAGAATTGTATCAATAGGGAGTAAAGAGGGCGCCCACGATATTATTTTAAACCATAGAAATTATTATAATAAAATCGGGCAAACCTCAATTCAGGATATTATTGATTTATGTGATTATTCTGTAGCAGCTATAGGAGGAACTTCGGCTCCTCCTAAAATAACGCTTTTACAAAAAGTCCCTACATTTATTATAGGGCACGAGATAGATAGATTTACTAAAAAAGAAAATTGGAATAATACAGATGTATGTTTTTGGGAGATTAAGAAGGAAGAATATTCTACTTTTAATGATTTTCGATGTATAGATAAAATAGTGGAGTTTGTGCAAAATGCGAATCAGCGCAGGCCTTATAACTAAAAACGAAGATTTTTGTTTGGAGCAATCTATCCTATCTTATATAGATTATGTGGATAAGCTTGTCGTTATAGATGACAATTCTACGGATAATACTATTTCAATTATACAAACATTACAGAGAAGCTATCCAAAAATAGAACTTATTCAGGGAACATATAATGGGGATAAAGGTAAACAGCGCCAGGAATATCTTAAGAGAATGGATGGAGATTGGATTTTTTGTTTTGACGGAGACGAGGTCTTATCACGAAAATCTATAGAATGGCTTAAAAATTTCATAACTTCATGCCCAGATAATGATGTTGTTATAGGAGAGCATTTACATTTCTGGAAAGACTTTAGGCATGTTATTAAAGGGCACGTTTGGCAGCAGGACCTACAGCGCGTATTTAGAAATATCCCGGGCCTTACTTATAAATATTGCCATCATTCCGTATGTTATGAAGATGGAAGAAATTTATATTCAGAGGCGAGTAAGAATGGCCGAGTAGGTATAGAGAAAAATGAATTTAAGATTTTCCACTATGCTTATTGTAAACCATCTAAAAACATACGAGACAAAATAGCATATTATATAAAAAGAGATAATGTAAATTATTCAGTTGATGATTTTTCTTATTTCAGCGGGAAGTTTGATTATCAGAGATATGGTAAGTATGGATTTAAGTTTTGCGGAAACTATAAAGATAACTTGAATTATTATTGGCAGGATGAAGTCGTAAAATGCGAAGGTAGTCATCCAAGAATAATGAAAAATCATCCTTTATGGGAAAGGCTGCATAATAGAGTTATTGAGATAAATAAGTACATGGAGGAGCATTGGCAATTTAATAATCATTTAAGCTATCCGCATCATCAGAGAAGATTAGAAGAAACTGCTAAAGTATGCGAAGGTAAAACTGTCGAAGTAGGATGCGCTAATGGCGATTCGATAATGTATATGCAGAAGTTTAATCCACAGGCTGCATTTTTTGGAGTTGAGCCTACAGATTGGGGTTATAGAGAAGCAAGGAAAAAGGTAGGGACCCTATTGGTTTTTCAAGACTATGCAGAGAATCTTTCTTTCACAGATAAGAGTTTTGATACTGTATTACTGTCAGAAATAATCGAACATGTATTAGACCCAAAATTTATTTTAGATGAGGCTTTTAGAGTGGCAAAGAAAAGAGTTGTAATAACAACTCCTGCAAAACCTCATCCGGACCCAGATCATAAAAGAGTTATAACAATAAATGATATGAGAGGCCTTCTTAAAGATTATTGCGATGAAGTTGAAATAAAAGGATTGACTTTCGAAGGATGGGGTAATCCCCCAAAGGTAGCAAATAAGGAAGAGGATATACATTTTCAAATTGTAATAGCTAATTGTAGAAAGGTTGCAGAATAAAATGCTGGAATATCCTGTGCACATAGAATATGAAGTTACAAATCGTTGTAATATGTCTTGTATTATGTGCCCTCATAAAATTATGAAGCGTAGACATGGCGATATGAGTATGGGAACCCTTATGAAAGTATCTGATGAATTGAGGGGCCATGCAAAGACTTCGTATTTACATCAAATAGGCGAACCTCTTATGAATAAGCATATTATTGATATGATAAATTATGTTGCGAGCGCAAATATCAGGTCAAGTATTTCTACCAACTGTATGCTTCTTGATGAAGAGATGACAGATAGGATTTTAAATTCAAAACTTGAAGAGATTATACTTTGTGTAGATAGTCTCAAAGAGAAGACTTATCAGGAAATTCGTAAAGGCGGAGATTTATATACGGTTTTGTGGAATATAAGGAATTTTTTAGCCGAGAAGAAACACCGTAAATCAAACATATATGTTCAAATTCAAATGATAAAAATGCAGGAAAATAAGGATGAATGGGAAACTCTCCCAAAAAGTTTTCAAGATGAAGCAGTAAATAATATCTGGATGAAAGAGTATTCTACTTTTGCTGGCCATATTATAAAAGGAGAATCTGTTTCTCCTCGTAGATTTACTTGTTCAAAACCTTTTACGCATTTAACTATTCAATGGAATGGAGATGCTGTTGTATGTTGTAGAGATTATGATGGTGAGGCCGTAATGGGCAACGTGAATAATCAATCTATAAAAGACATATGGCACTCAGATAGATACAACAAGTTCAGAAAGACATTTAGAGAATCAAAATTTTGTAAGGAGTGCTGATGAAGATAGGCGTATTTATACCATATTGTATACAGCTTAATGAATATCTTGGCGCAGTTGTAAAACAATTTAGCCAATGGGACGAAATTGTTATTATGAATTATGATTTTAAGAAAGAACGCCAAGAAGACTGTCGTAATAAAGGAATTGCGAAACTTGAACATTGCGATTATGTGTTTACTGTAGATGCTGATGAATTGATACTTGAAGAAGGCCAAAGGAAGATTATTGAAAGGGCAACAAAGGAAAAAGCCGATGTGGTTTTTTGCCCGGTTATTCATTATACGCAGGATCTAAATTATAAATATAAGATGGCGGAACATATGCCTGTAATATTACTTAATCCTAAAAAAGTTAAATTTTATGAAACAAGATGCGTTAGGTTTAATGAACCTATTTATTGCAAAGATATTTTTGTTCATCATTTAGGCTTTACTCATAGTAAAGAAACTATGAAATGGAAAAATAAAAATTATTGGAATATAGGTAACTTAAAGGAAGTTGAACAGATTATGGACAGGGAAAAAGAATTTTGTCAATTTCCAGAGGAGTTAAGAAATGCAATATGAATCCCAAGAAATACAATCCTTGCTTGATATTGTAGAGCCCGAGAAGATTATAAAAAAGGATAGTTTAAATAAAGAGCAAAATTTTAAACAGGAAGAGGCAACTAAACCGATAGAAAAAGAACCTCGAGCAAAGAACGTATTTGACTATTTTGATATTGAAAATCCTAAAGAGCTTGATTTTTTAACTCTTGAGAAAGTTTATAAGATTACCGAAATGATAAAAGGGGATAAAGGCGATAATGCCTATATTTTTGATGTCTTGCATGAGCTCGGAAAATGTATAAACAATATTACGGACCCTATATCTAAAGTAGATAAGCTGTATGAAGCTGTAAGAAGCCTTCATTTAAGAAAGCCAGAGGGCCAGGGATTTTTAGAATATTTATTAGGAGAAGGTATTATCAATATGGATATTTTAGCAGATGAAGCTGCAAAGACAGGTAATTGGGTTCCTTATTTAAAATTTGCTGATAAGAAAAAGGTGGAAAGTGGCGCTAAAAATAGCAGTGATTTATGAGGATTCAACTATATTTGCGCAATATAATCCAAAGGATTTTCGCAAGTTGCTCAAATGCTATTTTAATGAATATAAAGATTTAGATAAGGCATTAGATATGATAGAAAATGACCTTAAAAAAGAAGTTGCAAGGAGATAGAAATGAGTTATGAGTCGGAAATTCTACAAAAAATTACTCGGCAGGATTTAAACATAATTGGCATACGAGCGCTTTTATATGGCTTAAATAGCACAACTGCTGTTCTTCTTAAGGTTGATTCTAATGGTGTTTTACATATACAGCAAATAGGGGCAGCAGCTATTACAAGTGGGCGAAAAGCTATTGCTACAGCTGGAACTCGCGAGAGATTAGTAGCTAATTCAACCCCTTGTTTTAGGGTAGATGTGTATGCTGATTTAGGTAATACAAATCCTGTAGTAATAGGAGGTTCTGGTGTCATTGCAGCTTCAGGTTCTCAAGAAGGAATAGTTTTGATACCCGGCAACGATCCTGTAACAATTTATATTGATGATGTAACAAAACTATGGGCTGATGTTCAGACAAATGGTGATGCGGTCTGTTTTAACTATTATACATATTAAAGGTAAAAATGGCTATTCAAGTTAAAGATGATGGTGTTAGTCAAGGTTATGTGGCCAGATTAGATTTTCTTAATGGCCCCAACGTAACCAGAAGTGGGATAGAAGCAGATATAGATTTTGCTTTCTTGGCTACTGACTATCTTAAAATTGATACTTCCAATAACCCTCTTACCGGTAACCTTGAAATAGAGAAAGCTGACCCAGAAATCCGCCTTACTGATATAGGTGATAATAATTGTACAAGAATAGTTCGTTCTGATGTCTCTGCCTTAGCTGCAAGATATAATACTGTCTTAAAACCTACCGAAGCCTTTTCATATTTAAGTGTTTCTGCCGGTAGTAAATATGTAGACACCACTATAGCAACTGATATTGGAGCTGGTGATTTTACCATAATGGCTTGGCAAAAAGGAACTACTCAAAACTATGGTATTACTCAAGCGGATAACGATGCTCCGTATTCAAGTTCATTTATTTTTCCTTATAGTTCAAATGAGTTTTGGTATAACGGCACAACTGTCGCTTCTGGTGTAGATTTTGATGATGGAAATTGGCATCATTGGGCAGTGGTTTGGGATGAAAGTGAAAGTACTTTTGAAGCATTTGTTGCAGGGGTTAGTGTTGGGACAAGTGGTGTAGTTAGTAGAGATGTTGCTATTACAACGATAAAAATAGGTGCGAGTGGTGTTGGTGCAGGTATTTCAAATATGCAATGGGATGAGGTAGGTTTTTGGCAGGAGAAATTATCTGCTAATGATATATCCGATGCTTATAATGCTGGTGCTGGATTGTATCTCGATCCTGCTGATAACTGGCCTACTGACGGAGATTCTATTGGAAGTAATCTTATTGCTCTTTATCACTTTGACGAAGGAGAAGGGGCTACTGCCGCAGATGCTTCTGGTAATGAAAATACAGCAACTTTAGAGGGCGGTGCAAGTTGGGCAGCAGGAATTGTACCTGCACCAGCGGGAGCTGATGTTGAAGTTTTAGTTTGGTCAAGCCAAGATGGTGTGGCAGTTGATGAAGAAGGTATTCAAACTTTTGGAGACTCTAATGGACAAACAAGAATAGATGGTAGTATTGTTCATTTACAGGAGGGTGGAGTCAATATATTGTCAATAGATGGAGGGTATGTAGGTGTAAAAACTCCAACTCCGCGTGCTCCATTAGAAGTTTATGGTGGTGATGGTGTATTAGACTTAGGCTCTTATAGAAATTTATTCTTAACTGCCGTTGCGGGTTCAAATTATTATCCAGGATTCGGTATGCAATTAGGAAATGGTAATATAGGGATGATTATAAGTTCTGATGGTACAACTTTAATTCAGCGTAGGGATGCAGATTTTGGTAATTCTTTAGGTATAGCTTATTTTAATAATAGTGGTAATACAGGCTTCAGAGAAAGTGCTCCAGAAACTTTGGTAGAATTAACCCATACAGCACCTTATATAACTCTGCATAATTCTACTCATGAAGATATAGATGGAGGCAGAGAAAGTAAACTTATAGCAAAAGGACATCAGTCAGGAGCAGAGGAAACTACATTAGGCAGTCAAGTTTTTAGCCACGATGGTGTTGCAAATGACCAGAAAGGTAAGTGGGAGTTAAATTTAAATGCTACCGCTGACGGGAATAATCCAAGTAATGTAATTACTGCTTTGAGTAGTGGAAAAGTAGGAGTTAATATAATTCCTAAATCCCTCCTACATGTATCACAAGACGGAACAACCCCAGCTGCTGCATTTCTTTCAGGGACTGAACCAGTTATACATGTAACTGGTGCTGGACAGAATATTATCCAAACAGTTTCTCAAGCATCAAGTAATGCTACGCAAAGACCAATCTTACAATTTAGAAAAGCAAGAAATACTCTTGCAAGCCCAGAGGCTGTTGTAGATGATGATTTATTAGCTTCGTTTAGTGCAGGTGGTTATGATGGAGATGAGATTGTTTTTTCAGCAGAAATTGACTTTTATGTAGATGGGGCAGTAGCAAATGATACAGTTCCACAGAGAATATCTTTTGTTACAGGAACAAATGCAGGTAATAGAACTGAGAGAATGGTAGTTAAGAATGATGGTAAGGTAGGTATCGGAGAACCAGACCCAGATGATTTGTTTCATATAACGAAAAATCAAGCTGCTATTACAAGAATTGATATTGAGAATACAGATGCAAACGGAGGGCAAAATTTTAGATTTATTGGGCCAGCTGGCGCAGCAGTAGCTGGTAATTATTATAATAATGCTACTTTACATTATAAAATAGCTTCTTATTTAGCTAATTCTACACTGGGATTATATACTGAAGATACTGTTGCATTAACAATAGATGAAAATCAATATGTCGGCATAGGACAACCAATTCCCACCGCCAAAACCCACATAAAAGCAGACGCTAATGGTGTATGTTTAAGACTTGAAGAAACAGGAGCAGGAACTGAATACTATGATATAAAAGTAGACTCAAGTGGTGATTTAAACTTTTATAGTGATGGTGGAACGCAAGCACTGGAATTAAAAGATGTAGGAGCTTATGTCAACGTAAGTAGTAGATTAGGTCATATTGGGGATAGTGATACCTATTTTGATTTTACTACTAATGATATTGAGATGTATGCGGGGGGCGAGAAACTCCTACGACTCTATGCCGCAGGTGTGCAGGATTATGTAAAACTGGGCGATGGTGGTGATGTAGATATATACATAGGTGGTGAGATATTTATAGATTCAGGGAATAATACTATCTACTTCTATGATAATTTAGATCTTACTAATCAAGCAAATGCTACAAGATTTTCTTATGTTAAAAGTAAACCTGTATATTGGTTTGATGCATCACCAATTGCTCTTATTACTGTAGCTGATGGAGAAGTTATTACAGATATGTGGGTGGAGGTTGTTACTTTATTTGATGGTGCTGCAATGACATTTACACTTGGTGATGGAAATGACGCTAATGGGTTTATGGATGAAACAGGCGCAGGCGGGCCTATCAATTTAGGAGCAGTAGGTTACTATGGACAAGACCACGATACAAGAGGAGATTATCTATACGATGCAGTAAATGGACATGATAGAGATAAAGTTTATGCAGGTGTAGATACAATAGATGCTGTATTTAATTTTGGTGGGGCAGCTCAAGGGGAACTTGTTGTTTATGCAGCGGTAACTAAAATAAAATAGGAGAATATCATGAGCATTAGATATGAAATAATTGATAGAAATAACATCAGAAGAATAGAGATTGATGAGGTTACAAGAAATTTATCCTGTGAGGAATTAGAACGAGAGATACTGGAATTTCAACAGGATATAAATACTCATAATGATGAGATTAGAGATGTGCAAGCGAAGATAGCGGAGAGACAGGAAATGCTGCAATTACTAAATGCGGAAAGGGCAAAAGGCCAATAAAAGTTGAAAATATAGAATTATAAGGAGACCGATATGTTAAATCTATATCAAATGGAATATAAAGTTGCTGAAAAATTTGATAGGGAAACTGAGACAGATTATCTTTCAAAAGTCGGAAGCTGGCTTAATGACCATTATGAACGGCTTTGGAATAAATATTTATGGAAAGAAATCTGTGTTATTGACCGTATAGTAAATACAGTGTCAGGGACAGCTATTGTTACACTTCCTTCTGATGTAGGAGAGATTCTTTATTTAACTGAACGGCAAAACAATGTTTTATTGACAGGAATGGATGCAAGGATTTTTCAGCAAAGATATTTAGCAGAAATTACATCTCAATCTAATCCTGTAAGTTATATGCGCGTAGCAGACGCAGGAGTAGAAACACAATTAAGCGCAAATGGGGCGGTAGAAATCGTATCAGATGATAATTCTGATACGACTCAAACAGTTCGAGTTTGGGGAAAAGACGCAAATGAACATGAGATCCAAGAGCAAATCACTTTAAATGGTACAACTGCTGCTGTGGGCACAAAAACATTTAGTGAAATCTTGACTGTTTCTAAATCGGATGTTACTGCTGGAAATATTAGCATAAGGACATCAGGAGGGGCAACTACTCTGGCAGTTATTCCACCCAGAGAATATGGAGTGAGGTATAAAAGAATACAATTACATTATGTGCCAAATGCTATTTATCCACTTTATCTTGGATATAAAAAACCCTTTAGAAGATTGCAATTTGCTGAAGATATTCCGCAGTTTGAATGTGGCAGGCTAATAATAAAGGGGGCATATGCAGAAGCCCTAAAAAAGGAGCGTCAGTTTGCAAAATCAAGGATGGAAAGACAGGAACTTGAAGGAGAGATTAGCGAATTTTTAATGTTAAAAACTCAACAGGCAGATGGGCCGCCTATATTTATGCCGCATGTTGAGACTTCAGATATTGATAAATATGGATATGGCAATATATAAAAGAGGTAATTGATGGCAAATTTAGAGTTGAGATTAGAAGAGGAAATGCTGGATGACCCAATATTAGTGTATAGAAATTACTCTATAGCAAGCGGAGTAAATTCTTGGGTTTTCCCTACAGATATAAAAGATGATCAAGTCGCAGATATTCAAAATATAGACATCTCTATACCAGGTAAGCGCAAGAAGGTCCCTGGATATACAGCAAAGTTTGATTTAGGGGCTAATCTTGTTTCAGGCGGAGCCTTATTTGCCCCTACTGGAGGCAGTAAACTCTTAATATCAGAATCTGCCGGCAATATTTATTCTTGGGATTTTGCTGCTGCTTCTGCTACAGAGCGTCAAGCAGGCCTTACTTCAACTGATCAAGTAGATTATCTTGTTGCCGGAGATACAATCTACAGACTTAATTCAGTAGATAATATTTATTATTCAACAGATGGATTAAGTTGGTCTAATTATGATGCTTCTGTTGCAACGAATTTCCCTAAATGTACACACGGGGTTTATTTAGTAGGAAGAATTTTTGTGGCAGGTAATCTTACGCATCCAGATTGGATTTATTTTTCAAATACTTTTAATGCTACTGGAGGCGCTTGGGGACAGAATACTCGTGCTCTTAAGATTGAGACAGGTGATAATCAAGTATTAAGAGGGCTGGTGCCCTGGAGGCAGATTGGTAAGACAGTTCCATTTTTAGTAGCTTTTAAGGATAGGTCTATTTGGCAGATTGATATATCTAATCCTTCTCCATATCTATGGTATGCTGCGCCATTGAGCTTAAGACACGGTTCTTGTTCAAGGAGAGCTGTAACTGCTGTAGGAGATGATGTATTCTTTTTGTCTTTTAGAGATGGGGTCAGGAGCTTGTTAAAAACTATAGCAGAAACAACATCCGGGGGAAGCGAACCTTTATCCAGGCCTATCCAGAGCTATATCGACAGGATTAACTGGCAATATGCGGTAGATAAGGCCTGTTCTGTGTTTTATGATAATAAGTATTTTATAGCTGTTCCACTGGATACATCTACCTATAACAATTATGTTTTTATTTATAATCCATTAAACGATTTGCAAAGAATTGGAAACGCATGGACTATAATCCCAGATGTAAATGTAAATCACTGGATAATTACAGATTACAACAACGTAGAACAGCTTTATGCTGGAGAGGCTTCTGCCGATGGGAAGATGTATCTTTTTTGGGATTTAGATTCTACGGATTTTAACGGGACGGCAATCACCTATCAAGAAGATTCAAAAAGGATAAATTTTGGATTACCTGACCATGATAAAACCGGTATCTTTTTAGAAGTAGAAGCATTGATTACAGAAGCAGCAGAACTTTTAGTATATGCGCAGCTTGATGGCAATGGCTGGACAGAGATAAAAATGACTAATGGAGAGAGATTGGATTTGGGAAGCGGGACTCCTTCTTTACCAGTTGATTTACCTTTTGACCTTGTTGGCAATGTTAAAGTGAGGGGTAAATATCCATTAGGAAAGTTAGGCAGGTTTCGTAATATTCAATTTAGGTTTAAACAGGAAACCGATAATGTAGATTGTCAAATTGTAAATTGGAGTACTGCGGCATTTAAGGAGGTAGTAGAACTTGGCTAA